GCGAGGGCTGGCTCTGGTGGGTGCACCAGCACGAGAAGCGGTTCGTGGAGATGATCGAGGCCGGGCTGAACGTCAAGGTCGTCTGGCCGGAGCGCATGGTGCAGGGCGACTACAAGCAGCTGTTCGAGGCCATCGACTGGCTGGGGCTGAGGTGGAACAGCGCCGTCCTGAACTTCGTGGACCCGAAGCTCTGGAAGGCGAGGGAGGCGAGCAATGCCAACCGGCAGGCTGTACGTTAGGGTGAGGCTGACCTGGTGGGCCGACGCGCTGATACGCCTGTACCAATGGTGGATATGGCTTTGCCCCTGGGAGCTGACCATTAAGGACGTCGAATGGTTCGTTGACTGGCTGGACCGGAAGGGCGGCTACCTGGTCGAGGGGCCGTTCATCAAGGAGGACGACAATGGCAAGGGTGACACCTGACGAACTGAAGGAGATAATCGACACCAGCCTGGGCGACACGATCCTGTACTCGTTCATCAACGCCGCCAACCTGATGGTCACCAGGCACCTGGGCAGCAGCGCCTACGTGAGCGACGACGAGCGCAAGGAGATCGAGCGCTGGCTGGCCGCCCACCTGCTCGCCGCCAGGGAGAAGCAGGCCCAGAGGGAGGAGGTGGACAGGGCGGCCATTACCTATCAGGGCGACTTCGGCATGGGGCTGAACGGCACGTCCTACGGCCAGGCGGTCATGGCCATGGACCCCACCGGCACCCTGGCGGCGGCGGTGGGCAAGCGCAAGGCCACGGTCTACGCCGTGACCAGCTTCGAGTGAGGTGAACCATGGCTTTCCCCGACAACCATCTACATCAGACGGCGGTCTATTGGGGCTCGCCGACGGACGACGGCTACGGCGGCTACACCTGGGGCGACCCGGTGGAGATCGACTGCCGCTGGATCGATTCGGCCAGGGTGGTGACCGACGGCAAGGGCCGTGAGATCGTCTGCCGGGCCGAGGTGCAGGTGGGCCAGGACCTGGACGAGGACGGCATGCTCTACCTGGGCGAGCTGGACGACCTGGACTCGGCCCAGGAGGACGACCCCAGGACGGTGGACGGGGCCTACAGCATCAAGCGGTTCGACAAGGTGCCGACCATCAAGGGAACCGCCTACTACAGGAAGGCATACCTATGAGTCCGGTATCGTTTCAGCAGCATGGGTTGAAGGGTCTGGACCGGGTGATGTACAGGCTGAACCGGCAGATCGCCGCCACCAGGGTGGCCTGCCTGAAGGGGCTGATCAGGGCGGCCATACTCATACGCCGGGACATGGACAAGACGCCGCCCCTGGTGCCGGTCGACACCGGCAACCTGCGGTCCAGCTGGTTCATGGACCCGAGGGGCGACATAGGGGCCGGGAAGGTCTTCATCAGGATCGGCTTCAGCGCCAACTACGCCACCTTCGTCCACGAGATGATCGGGGCTCACTTCAAGCGCCCTGGGGCGGGGCCGAAGTTCTTCCAGGCGGCCATACGGCGCAACACCGGCAAGATCGTCTCCCTCATCAGGAACACGGCGAAGATGCCGTAGGAGGCACCGATGAACGCACCCTCAGAGGACATCAAGGACATCCTGGAGGCGGCCGGTATCGGCCTCACCTTCAGGACCAACCTGTTCGTGGGGAACGAGCCCGCCAGCCCGGACAACTGCGTGACCGTGTTCGACACTCCGGGGGGCGAGCGCCAGACCACCTACGAGCAGGGGGAGGAATACCACCGGCCGACCATCCAGGTGAGGGTGCGGAACAACGGCTACCTCGAGGGCTACGCCTTCATCCAGGCCGTGGCCGCCGAGCTGCACGCCCTGGGGCCGGAGACGGTGAACGGCAGCACCTACAACGTCATCAAGTGCATGCAGGAGCCGTTCCTGCTGGGCCGGGACGATAATGGGCGCTTCTGGTGGGTGGCGAACTTCGACATCCAGAGGGCCTGAAATAACTGTTTATTTTTTGGGTGAATTAAAATAAAATAGGGCAAACATAGGCACAAGGCTGACGGAACAACCGAGGCCGACAACCCCCATGTCGGGGGCTGTCGGCCTTTTTGTTGAACCGAAAAGGAGGAACGACTATGGCCATAGCTGGCAAAGGAACACAGTTTCGTCGTTGGAACTCCGGCACCGGGGAGTGGGAGGCGATCGGGCAGATCAACTCGATCACCGGCCCCGGCATGACCCGTGAGACCATCGACACCACGGCCCTGGACACGGTGGGCGGCTACCGGACCTTCATCGCGGGCTTCAGGGATCCGGGCACGCTCGAGCTCGAGATGAATTTCGTGCGGGACACCTACGAGCAAATGAAGGACGACTTCGAGAGCGACACGGCCCAGAACTACGAGATCGTGCTGCCCGACACGGACAACACCACCCTGGAGTTCGAGGGGCTGGTCACCGAGTGTCCGCTCGACATCCCGCCCGACGACAAGGTCACGGCGTCAATCGTGATCCAGATCACCGGGCAGGTCACGCTGAACTCCGGCTCCGGCCCGAGCCCCGGCTAACAACCAGAATGGCCCTAACCACGGGCTTGATTTAGGAGGCCTAACCATGGCGCTGCTTACCAGGGACAAGCTGCTCGAGAAGAAAAAATTCAAGGTCGAGAAGATCGACCTCGGCGACGGCGACTTCGTCTACGTCCGCGAGATGAGCGGCTACGACAAGAACGTGTTCGAATTGTCGATGATGAAGGAGAACCGGGACGCCAAGGGCACCGTGACGTACACCCAGGACCTGCACAACTTCCGGGGCAAGCTGCTGGTGAACACCCTTTGCGACGAGCACGGCAACCTGCTGCTCGGCCCCGGCGACAGCGAGGCCTTCGCCAAGGCCAAGGACGGCGTCCTGCTCGAGAGGCTGGCCGACGCCGCCCAGAAGCTGAACGCTATCGGCGACGAGGAGAGGGACCAGCTGATAAAAAAATCAAAGGGCGGCCGAGGCGGCTCCAGCACTGGCGGATAGCCGTGGCCCTGGGCTGCCCCCACCCCGACATTCTGCTGGAGCAGCTGACCGCCTCGCAGCTGGCCGAGCTCGAGGGCTACGACGAGGTGGAGATGATCGGGGGGCTGCGGGACGACTACAGGATGGCGCAGGTCTGCCACCTGATGTTCACGATGGCCCAGGCCATCTACGGCAAGAAGGGCCGCCGCCGCAAGGGCAAGCTGGAGGACTTCATGCTCTGGGGCACCGGGTTCAAGAGGCCCGCTGCCGGGGAACCTACACAGACCGTCGAAGAACAGAAACAGATTTTGCTGGGCATAGCCAACTGGGCCAAGAAGGGGCGATAAATGTTTCTCGGTGACCTGATCGCCAAGTTGAGCATCGACACCACGAGCCTCGAGGCCGCCGCCGCCAAGATGCAGGCGTTCGGCAACAAGGTCTCGCGGAACATGGGCACCATCGGCAAGACGATGCAGAGCGCCGGTAGGTCCATGACCATGTACCTGACGCTGCCCATCGTCGGGGTCGGGGCCGGTATCTTGAAGATGGCCGGAGACTTCGAGAGGTCGATGAACAAGGTCAAGGCCCTGACCCAGGCCTCCGGCACGGACTTCGAGCGGCTGCGCAACCAGGCCAAGGAGCTCGGGGCGACCACCCGCTTCTCCGCCAGCCAGGCCGCCGACGCCATGGGCTACCTGGCCATGGCGGGCTTGGATGTAAACGAGATCATGGGGGCCATGCCCGGCACCCTCCAGATCGCCGCCGCCTCCGGCCAGGACCTGGCCCAGGTGGCCGACCAGACCACCAACATCCTGACGGGCTACGGCCTCGAGGTCAAGGAGCTCGCCAGGGTCAACGACGTCCTCACCAAGACCTTCATATCCTCCAACACCACCCTGAGCGAACTGTCCGAGGCCATGGTGTACGCCGCCCCGACCGCCTCCGCCATGGGCGTCTCGTTCGAGGACGCCGCCACCATGATGGGCCTGATGGCCAACGCGGGCATCAAGGCCTCCATGGCGGGCACGACCCTGCGCGGTGCCCTGGCCCGGCTGGCCGCCCCCACCGACAAGATGAAGGAGATCCTGGGACGCCTGAAGGTCGAGATTAAAACCTCCGACGGCAGCCTGCGGAACATGAAGGACATACTCGGCGACCTCGGCGAGGCTGGGGCCACGGCCGGTGAATTGATAGAGTTGTTCGGCCTGCGGGCCGGGCCGGGCATGACCGCCCTGACGTCGCAGGGCAAGAAGGCCATGGTCGACTTCGTGAACGAGTTGAACAACGCCGGGGGCGTCACCCAGAAGGTCAGCGAGCAGATGGACAAGGGGCTGAACTACAGCCTCATCGAATTGAAGAGCGCCGTCGAGGGCCTGGCCATCTCCATCGGCGAGTCCGGCATACTCGAGGACGCCATCGAGTTCACCAAACGCCTCACCGAGCTCACCAGGGCCGCGAACGAGGCCCACCCCTCCACCATGCGCCTGGTCGTCGACATCGGCCTTTTCCTGGCGGCCCTCGGCCCCATACTCTGGATAGGCGGCAAGATCGTCGGGGTCATCGCCTCGATCGGGACGGCCTTCACGGGGGCGGGCGCGGCGGCCGCGGGGGCGGGCACGGCGGCCACGGCCTCCGCCGCCCCGTTCGTGGCCGCGGCGGTCCTGATAGGCGGGGCCATCTGGGGCTTGTATTCCGTCTTCACCGAATCCTACGACGCCATTAAGAATGCCACGTGGGATTTCGGCGAGATGTGGAACAACTTTGTTGAGGTGTTCGTTCAGGTGCTGCCTGAAAGCTGGATTGAATCCCTTGGCCAGGTCAAGGACAGCTTCGTCGAGACGATGTCCGGGGTCAAGCAGCAGCTGGTCGACGACCTGAACTGGATGGCCAAGGTCATATCGGAGTGGACTCCGAACCTGTATGTCGAGCTGACGGTCGATGTCAGCGGGCTGGATAAGATATCCTCCGAGCGTGCGGCGTCGAAGATGTGGTCGGACGTCCAGGAGGGGGCGGAGCCCACCGCGGCCCAGAAGAAGGCCCTCGGGCTGGGCACGCGCTACGGCGAGGACCCGCTCGCCGGTTGGGTGCCGGAGCTGGGTAAGAAGGGGAAAAAGGGCAGAAAGGGCGGCGCGCCGGGCGGCGGAGGCGGCGGCGGGGGCGGGGCCGACGACCTCAAGCAGACCCTGGAGACCCTGAAGTCCCTAACCGAGGGCTACATCAGGGAGATCATGTCGCTGACCGGCAGCGGCATGGAACAGCTGACGAAGTGGCACCAGGACGAGATCAAGGCCCTCGACGAGATCGCCAAGAAGGGCGTGGACGTCACCGCGGCCAAGGCCAAGGAAGAGGAGCTGTTTATCGCGAAGAAGCAGAACCTCGAGCAGGACTACAACAAATGGCTGGCCGGGGCCACCAACGACCAGCTACAGTCGATTGAGATACAGCGCAAGGAGCTGCTGCGCCAGTACAAGGGGATCAAGGGGGCCGAGGTCGAGATCGCCAAATGGGCCGAGCGCCAGAAGCTGCTCTACTTCATCGACCTCGAGGCGAAGCGCCTGGGCTTCGCCAAGCAATTCGCCGACGAGATGGCGGGCATGACGCCGTTCCTGTCCGACCAGGTGAGGTTCCAGCGGCAGTCGGTCGAGCTCCAACACGAGACGAACCGGCTGGCCCTGGAGCGGCAGCTGCTGGAGAAGACCATCACCCCGGCCCTGTACGAGCAGGCCATGGCCTACGAGAACATGGCCGACGCCATGCGGAGGTTCAACGTCGAGCGCCAGGCCTGGCAGACCGAGGGCGTGGCCGGGGCCTTGAAGGAATTTTCCGTGGCCCGCATGAAGGAGGCGGCCACCCGGATGTACGAGACCACCCTGGAGGTCATGGACCAGCTGGAGCAGACGATCGCCACCGGCCTGGCCACCGCGGTGGTGTCGGCGCTCAAAGGGGAAGAAGTCAACATCCAGGAGGTGCTCGAGGAGATATTCTACACCTCGGTCACGCTGGCCGTGCAGAAGGCCATCGAGGGCGTGGTGGCCAGGGGCTTCGACGCCCTGGCGGCGGCCCTCGGCGGCATCTTCGGGACGACTGACCCGGTGGTCGAGTCGGCCAAGCAGGCCTCGGCCATACAGCTCCAGACCGCCAAGGCCTCGGCCCTGCTCAGGTACAAGACGGCCGAGGAGACCAACCTGCTCGACCAGCAGGCCACCCAGCAGTCCTCCCTGGTCTTGCAGAACGCCGGGGTGCAGGTGGCTAACTACATGGTGGCCGGGGCCACCCAGGCGGCCAGCATCCTCATGCAGGCGGCGGCCGCGGCCGGTATGGCCCCCGCGGGCGGGTTCGAGATGCCCGGAGGGTTCGGGATGCCGGGCGGCGGCGGCTTCGGCGAGCTCGGGGCCATGGGCGGCGGCGTGATGGGCGGCACCGTGGCACCGGGGACCTCCGGGCTGCCGGGCGGCGAGGGGGAGGAGGAAGGCCCCGGAGCCAAGATGGCGATATCGTTCAAGGACAAATTGATGGGCCTGATCGAGGGCGACGAGCTCGACTTCGCTAGCCTGGGCCTGGACGTGGGCATGTCGTTCATAGACCAGGCGCTCGAGGGGCTGCCGTCGATCACCGAGCTCCTGAGCGGGACGTTCGGCAAGGGGGCCGCCGACGTGGCGGCGGGGGCCACCGAGGGTGCCAGCGCCATATCGAACGCCGGGACCAACGCCGGGAACTTCCTGACGAACGTGGGCAAGGGCTTTTTCAACTTCCTCAAGAACGCGGGCGGCTTCCTGACCAGCGTCGGCAAGGGGATGGGCGGCGCGCTCATCAGTGCTGGCAAGGCCCTGGGTGGCATATTGAAGAGCATATTGAGCGCCATCCCCGGCATCGGGGGGTTGTTCTCATTCCTGCCGTTCCACGAGGGCGGCCTGGTGGAGGCCCACGGCGGCCTCGACCTCGGCAAGGCGGTGGCGGCCCACAACGGCATGAGGGCCGACGAGAGGCTGATCAAGGTGCAGCTCGGCGAGGGCATAATCAACCGGGACGCCATGAAGAAGTTGCAAGAACAATATGGCGGCGACATCTTCGAGAAGTGGCTGAACAAGGGCAAGCTGCCGCCCATGGACAACGCCCCCGAGGACCTCCTGGCCATAGAGTCGCTGATGGAGGCCCACCGGGGCTTGGAAGTCGGCGGCGGCAGGCGCTCCGTCATGGACGCCGTCGACGACTGGGCCGTGCGGCCCAGGGCGGCCAGGCCGCTCGAGACCAGGTACGGCCCCGAGGCCTTCGACATATTGAACAAGGGCGGGCCGGACCCTCAGAACCGGCAGAAGGACACCACCATCAACATCAACATCCAGGGGCACCTGGTGGACCACGACAGGTTCGCCCGCGAGGTGATCCCGGCCATACGCAAGGCCGCGGCCGACGGCGTGAGGGGTTGATATGGCGAGGATACTCACAGAGAACATATTGGAGGACGCCACCGTTTTCCTGTCCTCGCAGTCCGCCGACACCGGCGAGGAGAACCTGCTCGACTGGCGGACGTTCACCCTGTTCGAGGCCGACATCGTCGGGGCCATCTACCTGGAGGCGACCATGGCGGCCCCCGTCGCGGCCGACTGCCTGGGGATCTGCCACCACAACCTCGGCACCCTCGGCATCGAGGTCAGCATCGAGTACAGCGACGACGACAGCTCGGGGTCGTCCTGGAGCGTCGCCCTGGCGGGCTTCACCCCGAACGACGACCGCACCATCATGAGGTCGTTCACGTCGGTCACGGCCCAACACTGGCGCATCAAGCTGGACGCCGGGAGCGGCAGCGCCACGCAGTCGCTGTACATGGGGGTCATGGCCCTGGGCGAGGCCCTGACGTTCCCCAGGGGCGTGCAGGTGGGCTTCGACCCCACCGCCGAGCAGGTCATCAGCGAGAGCGTGGTGTCGCAGACCGGCCACCTGCTCGGTTCCCTGGTCCGGTTCCACCAGCGCAGCGCCCAGTTCACGATCTCCTGGTACGACGCCTCCTGGTGGAAGGCCAACTTCCTGCCGGTGTGGTACCAGCATATCCGGCACTTGAAACCGTTTTTCTTCCTGTGGTCGGAGTCCCTGGACGACAGCAGCTACTCGTTCGCGGAGCTGATGCGGCTCGACCCGCAGTACGCCGTCCTGGACCTGGCCTACGCCCTGACCTTCAGGCGATTGAACCTGGCGCTGGTGGGCATGAGCAACATCCCGACGCCGTCGTGAGGAACCCATGAGCATCTCGATGATCCCGGTCCTGCTGGTCAGAACGTACCTGGACAGGTGCACGCTGACCTTCGGGGTCAACCCCTGCACGGCCACCGGGGCGGTCTGCTCCAACACCTACTCCACCTGCCGGGACCGGGCCAACTACACCGCCAGCGCCTACGAACGCACCTACACCCAGATGGACACCCCGTTGCCGAAGCAGGCCACCCTGGAGCGGCCCTACGTCAGCCGGGTCAACCTGCTGCCCACCGAGATCAGCGACTCCCTCACCGTCTCCGGCCGTTTAAAGGTTGAGATGGCGGACGACTATACCGACGGCGTCTCCTACTGGCGCAGGCACTTCGCCCTGAACCGGAACTTCAAGGGCAGGGAGCTGCGGGTGCTTGAGGGCAACGTCTCCACCGTGGGCTGGTTCGAGGGCGGCTGGTTCGAGGGCGGCTGGTTCGCCGGTCCCATCGAGGAGCGCTTCTGGGGCCAGCTGGTGAACGTGCAGTACGAGAGCAACCGGGTGATAATCGAGGCGGCCGACCCGCTGAAGGGCCTGGACGAGATCGACGTGCCCGCCAAAAGCGAGGTCAAGCTGGCCGCCGATATCGACAACAGCCAGACCACCATCACCCTGACGTCGTCCGACGAGCTCCAGGCGGCCCCGTCCTACGTGGTGATCGGCGAAGAACTGGTCAAATACACCGCCATCGACGCCAAGAAGAACCAGATATCGGGCTGCACCAGGGGTGCCGAGGGCACCGAGGCCGACACGCACAACGAGAACGCCAAGGTGCAGCCGTGCCACTACTTCGCGGCCGACAACCCGTTCGACGTGCTCCAGTCGATGCTCACCGACCTGGCCGGGATCGACAGCGACAGGGTCGACACCACCGCCTGGGCCTACTGGAAGGACTGGCCCGAGACCGACATGGACGTGGAGGCCATCATCTGGCGGCCCACCAGCCTGCGGCGGCTGTATTTCGAGTTGGTGGAGCTGATGGACTGTAGATCATGGGTCTCCGAGGAGCAGTTGATAACCATCCGGCGGAACCTGCCCAACGTGCCGGGCCGGGAATATTTCGAGTTGAGCGATGGGGCCAGTTTCGTTCTCGGCTCCACCAAGGTTGACATATACGAGGAACAACGCCTGACCAGGGTGTCGGTCTACTGGCAGCCTCAGGGACTCTACGAGGAAGGCGAGCCAGCGCAGTACACCCGCCTGGGGGTGGCCATCGACGAGGACGCCGAGAGCGCCGACGAGTACGACGGCACCATCAGCAAGGACATCTGGTGCCGGTGGCTCAACGACACGCTGGGCACGGAGGAGGACCTGGAGATTTACGTGGCCGGGTTGGCCGGGAGGATACTGGCCCGGCGGCGGGACGCCCAGGAGCGGCTGACGGTCCTGGTGCACCCCAAGGACGCCGACGTGCTGACCGGCAGCTACGTCCTGGTGACCACCAGCGAGCTGTACAGCCCGTTCACCGGGGTGGCCTTGTCCGGCCAGGCCTTCATGGTGTCCAGGCGGCAGATCCAGACCGACGGCCTGATCGAGTTGGAGATGGTGAGGCAGTCGTACAACCGCATCTGCTTCATCGCCCCGGACGCCACGCCGGACTACGACGACGCCGACGCCGCCGACAGGGAATACGGCTTCATCTGGAGCACGGATTTATTAACGCCGGAGGCGTACCGGCCCTACACCATATACTGAGGAGGGGACCTAACCATGGCCTGGGACGCGATACTGACACCGGAGATCGGAGTCGGCAAGCCTGTGTCGCTGGCGCTGATGACTAAGATCAAGGACAATTTGGATTACCTGTACGGGGAAATCGGCACCGAAACCAACCGGCAGGTGCCGAACAGCAGCTTCGAGATAGACTCCGACGACGACGGCGAGCCGGACGGCTGGGACATCACCCTGTACACGGGTGGCAGCTTTGAAATAATGGACGCCGCCGACGAGAGCGCCGCCGACCCGGCCCACGGCAAACGCTGCATCAAGTTCACCCACCCCGGCGGCTCCGGCAACGGCGGCGGCTACGTCGACAGCGACTACGTGGAGTGCGGGCCGGGCAACCCCTGGAACGTCAGCTGGTACCAGCGCAACTCGGTGGCCGGGTGCCATGTGTTGATCGTCGCTCTGTGGTACGACGAGGACAAGGTCACCCTGGGGGCCGACACTACCCTCCTCAATTCCACCTCCAACCCCACCGACTGGACGAAGTACACCAGGGCCTTGACCGTCCCGGCCGGGGCCAGGTACCTGAAGATCAGGCTCGTCGGCGGCTACGACGCAACGGACACGGCGGGGGAGGTGGAGTTCGACCTGGTGACCCTGAACGACAGCTATTTCGAGTTGCAGGTGTTCACCGGCAACACCACCTGGACCAGGAGCGGCGGCAGGTACGTCCTGGTGGAGGTCGTGGGCGGCGGCGGGGGCGGCGGTGAGGGTTATACCGGAGCTATCGCTGGCAACGGCGGCGGGGCCGGGGGCCGGGCCATCGAGATGATCGACGTGTCGGAGGTCGCCACGGTCTCGGTGACCGTCGGCGGCGGCGGCAACGGCGGCGGCAACAGCAGCGGCGAGGACGGCGACACCGGCGGCACCAGCTCGTTCGGGACCCACTGCTCGGCCACGGGCGGGGGCGGCGGCGACGGCGGGGGCGGGTCGATAAATCCGGGCAACTCCGGCGGGGCCGGGTCCGGCGGCGACATCAACGCGTACGGCGAATATTCCGATGGCGGAGTTGGCGGTTCCTCGCCTTACGGCAGCGGCGGCCTGCGATACGGCGCGGGGACGGCAGGCATGAACGCGACCGGCAGAGGGGCTGGCGGGGGCGGCGGCGGTGCCGGAGACATAGGGGTACACCCCGACGGCGGCGACGGCAGCGGCGGCCTCGTGGCGGTGTGGGAGTTCTCGTGATGAAGGCGCTGGTTCAGAACGGCAGGGTGGTGCAGGTGGAGGAGGAGCCCTTTGAGGTGCACCCCTCCCTGGTGTGGGTTGACATACCGGATGGCCTGGGCGTCAAGCCCGAATGGACGTACGAGCAGGGGGTGTTCACCAACCCCAAGGCCGGGGGGCCAACGAGGGGCCAGATGATGAAGGGCCTGGAGGGGCTGCTGTTCCGTAGGCTGGTCTTGGCCGAACTGGGGGAGGACACCTCCGGGGTCGACCAGTCGATCGCCGACCTCAAGGCGAGGATACCAGACAAGTGAGGAGATTGACATGAAACGCATTTTCCAGCTTTCCATCCTGCTGCTGGCCGCGGCCCTGCTCATGGCGGGGACCTGGACCACCAACAAGTTCTTCTACAAGCCGTCGATCGGGGCCAGCGGCCAGGCCCAGAAGGACCTGTTCGACACCGGCATGGACCGGGTGGATACACGCCTTGGAAGCGTGCGGTATCTGGGCGACCAGGATTACACCACCATCGCCGAGGCCCTGACCACCATAGGCTCGACGGAGACCACCCTGGTCATACCGGCCGAGCAGGGGTCGGTGGCCCTGGCTGGACACACCACCGTCCCCGCCAACGTCCAGCTCGTCGTCCTCAAGGGGGCGTACTTCACCCTCGGGAGCTACAACCTGACCATCAACGGCCCGGTGGAGGCGGGGCCGTACCAGATCTTCGACGACAGCGGGGCTGGGGCCGTCACCATGACGGGCACCAGCAACATCTACGACGACTGGTTCGACTCGCCGCCCTCGGACCCGGAAGGCAGCGTGGGGGCCGGGATAGGCAGCCTGTTCATCCGCACCACCGGCACGATACCCACCATCTACGTGAAGGCGACGGGCACGGGCAACACCGGCTGGGTGAGCTACGTCCACACCTCCGGGGCCGAGACCATCGCCGGTGTCAAGACCTTCAGCTCCATCCCCGAAGGCCCGGCTTCCGACCCTACCACTGACAACCAGCTGACTCGAAAGTCGTATGTCGATAATAAACGCCAGTGCGCCAGGATGGAGCGCACGGGTGGCAATCAGACGATTGCGACTGATAACACCACCCAGATACAATTCAACACCGACGTCTATGACAGCGATGGCATAACAAACACCTCGACCTACCGTATCACGCCAACTATAGCAGGTTATTACTATGTTGAACTCAGGGTGTCCTTTATCACCGGAACTGTTGCTTCTAATTCCGCCGTCAACCTTTATATCTATGTGAATGGAGTATCAACCTTCGCCTCCAGGACGTATGTTGACTCCACCTCCGACAGCCAGACACTATCCGCAAGAGTGGGAGACGTAGCCTACGTTGATGGGGATGACTATATAGAGGCATACATACGCCAGGACACCGGGGTCAATATGGCTGTGTTCGCCAACGGAACCGAGACCTCTTTAACCGTGGCCGGTTCTTTTTAGACGACAAGGAGGGAGCATGGATGACGGAGAAACTTGGGTACGGCCCCCACCTGACGATGGACTTCTACGGGTGCCAGGCTGAGACGCTGTCCAGTTTGGAGCACGTCTACCAGTTCCTGGACGAGATTCCCGGCCTGATCGGGATGACCAAGATAACCCCGCCGTTCGTCATGCGATACCACGGGCAGGAGCCGGACGAGTGGGGCATAAGCGGCATGGTGCTGATCGCCGAGAGCCACATCACCGTCCACACCTACCCGGAGAAGGGCGCGGCGTTCCTGGACAT